TACCGCGACCTGATCAAGGAAAACCTTGAGTACAAGGGCCGGGGTGCACGGGCAGCATGGAAGAACCTTCTGGACGGCACTGGTCTGGTCGATGCCAGTGACATCGCCATCATCGCCCTGAACACCGTCTTCGGTATGATCGCCCGCACGGGCAAGGCTCTCCCTCAGCAGACCATCGGTCGCAAGATCATGGACAACATCAAGACCGAGATCATCGCCCGAGAGTTTGCGGACAACGACAAGCAAGGTCTGGAAAACCTCATGGCGAACGCACAGAAACGTCAGGACAACATCCGGTCCCTCAAGAAGGACGTTCGCGCTCAAGCCCGGACCCGTAACCTGATGACGGAGCCTGCTGGCTGGGAAAAGTCGGGGAACGTGATGACCGCTGGCGTTGCCCTGCTTCACCTGCTGGATCAGGCGTGTCCCGAGTGCATCGACATGTCATCGGCCTACGAGGGCAAGGCCCAGCGCACCCACGTCACCGTGACGATCCACGCTGAACTGCAAAAGAAGATCGATGACGGTATCATGAAGATCGGCGCTGACATGTTCGCTGCAATGCCCCTGCTTATCCCGCCGATGGATTGGGGCAAGGACAACCTCGCGATGGGTGGCTACTACACCACCTACATCCGCAACTTTGCGATGGTGAAGAAGTCCCGCAAGCTGTACTCAATCGAGATTCAAAACACCCGTGGTGTGGAGAATGTATCCTCTGCCCTGAACTCGATGCAGCGCACCGGGTGGAAGATCAACACCAAGGTACTCGACACCATGCAGTGGCTCTTCGACCACAAGGAAGAACTGGTCCACGGCTTCGTTCGCTGTGACCCACCTGTGAAGCCGACCTTCACCCCTGAGGAATGGGAAGCCGACAAGAAAGCCTGCAAGACGATCCTGTTCCAGTACAACGAGCAGGAACGTGCCGACCGCTCGACCCGCTTGCAGACCCTCACGCTGCTTGAGGTTGCCAACAAGTTCCGTGACGAAGATCGTATTTACTTTTGCTGGGACATGGACAGCCGTGGCCGTGCCTACCCCATCACTTCCTCGCTGTCCCCTCAGGGCAGTGACTGGAACAAGCACCTGCTGCACTTCGCGGAAGGTCAGGTGATTGAGAAGGACGCGGACATGGACGGCATCCGGTTCGTTGCCGCCAACGCAATGGGGCATGACAAGCTCCCCATCGCCGACCGCATCCAGTGGACCAAGGACAACATCGATGAACTCGTGGCCGTAGGCCGTGACCCGCAGGGTAACCTGCTTTGGACTGACGCCGAGGAGCCTGCGTGTTTCCTCGCGGCCTGCATCGAGCTGGCCGAGTACGCGGATCAGGGCGCGGGCTACGTTTCCCGTATGCCGGTGGCTGTAGATGCCACCTGTAGCGGCCTGCAGGTTCTCTCTGCGGTGTCCCGTGACGAAGTCGGTGGCAAGATGGTCAACCTGACCGACAGCCCTGAGCGACACGACATCTACGGCGCGGTTGCCAACGGTCCCTTCAAGGGCCGTCTGGAGGCCATCGCCAAGGGTGACCTCGGCGTCTACAAGGACTACGAGCAAGCGCAGGACTTCGCCCGTGCTGCACTGGAGTATGGCTTCGACCGCAGCCTCGTGAAGCGGGTCGTGATGACCGTACCTTACGCGGCGAAGGAAGATAGCTGCCGGAAGTACATCCGCGAGTACTACTACGACCGCAAAAAGAAGGAAGGCTCCCCGCACGAAAACTTTTCCAAGTTCACCATCTTCATTGCCAAGCTCGTATGGGACAGCATCCCCGAAGTGGTGGTGAAGGGTCTGGAGATCATGAAGTGGCTGCAGGACGTGTCCTGTGCTGCGGTGAAGGCTAACCCTAACTCTCCCCTGCAGTGGGAAACTGCTGATGGATTTGTGGGTCGGACCAACCGCCCCAAGGAGAGCCTGATCAAGCCGACCGTGTTCATCTACGACTATCAGCGCCGGAAGGCTGTGGATGCTGAAGCTGCGGCAAAGCGGGTGGACCTGCGGACCAAGCAGTGGCTCGATCAGGAAGACGTGCGCCAGCACCGGAACTCCTGTGCGCCTAACTGGGTTCACGCTCAGGATGCTACGCATCTCCGCATGGTCGTGCGCCGTTGGACCAAAATAGTCCTGCTACGGGGACAATCCCCCGAATTTGCGATGATCCACGACAGCTTTGCCGTGGGAACTCGTGACTTCCGTGAGTTCTCTGCGGTGATCCGTGAAGAGTTCGTGAAGCTGTACGAGAACACCGACCCGCTGGGTGACTACGAAACCTGCATGCGCGAGATCGCAGGGCCGGACGTGGTGTTCCCCCCTCGCCCCTCGATGGGTGCATTGGACATCCGCTCCACCCTGAAGTCCGAGTATTTCTTTTCCTAAATCATTCCTGCTAGCGGGATGACCCCGCACTTAATTTCCGGCGATACGCCAACCCAAACCGAAAGGAGCAAACAATGGCAAAAAACCCACGTCTGAATATCCGAGGGATTGCGGTATATCCCGCACTCAACACCCCGGATACGAAATTCCACGACCTCGGCATGTATAAGGCTGATGTCCGTGTAAGTCTGGAGGACGCCAAGCCACACATGGATCGGCTGTCCAAACTCTTCAAAGAGTGGACTGGGAAAGAACTCAAGCCTGCCAAGACCAACCTGTGGAAGTTTGAAGAGTCCGATGACGGCGAACGCACGGGCAACGTGATCTTCCAATGCAAGGTCAAGAACGTGATGACCAAGAAAGGTGACGTTTGGGACAGGAAGCCGAAGCAGTACGACACCCAGAACAACGTGATCAACGAACAGGTCTGGGGCGGCACCGAGTACGTCGTAGGCGCTGAAGTCTACACTTGGACCGCTGGTGCCGATAAAGGCATGTCCCTGCAGCCGGTGGCTGTTCAGATCATCGACCTCGTTGGTCCATCTGGCGACAGCGACGGTGGCTTCGATACTATGGACAGCGGCTTCGTTGGTGGCTTCAATGCTGAACCAGATGATGAGCCGGTAGTAGCAGCAGGCGACGACGACGAAGACAATACGGACTTCTAGTCGTGGCAGTACCCAAGAAGGCTTTCAAGCACTCGCGAGACAGACGAGGCAAGGCTGAAGGGTATCGCTCAGGTTTGGAACTCGACATCGCCCTTGGCTTAACGGCCTTGGGCGTTTCGTTTTCCTATGAGGAAATAAAGCTGCGCTACACCCCTCCTGTGAAGGAGCGAACCTATACCCCGGACTTCGTCATCACGACCAAATCCGGCAAGCAAATCATAGCGGAATCCAAAGGGCGCTTCAAAACTGAAGACAGGCAGAAGCACCTTCATATCCGCGCCTCTAACCCTGAAGTAGAAATTCGCTTCATCTTTAACAACCCAAACACCCGCATCTCGAAACAGAGCAAAACCACCTATGCCATGTGGTGTGAGAAGCACGGTTTCCTGTACGCCAAGTACAAGAAAGACGAGCCTGTTCCGAGAGAGTGGCTGGAGGAATAGATATTTCCGGCGATACGCCCACCCAAACTTTTCTCAAGCGGTGGACCCTCGAACGGGAAGCAACGGATGCCATCATCATCCACGCCCGACTAACCCCAGATAATCCCCTAGAGATGGACCGATGGTTCCGCAAGAAAGGTTACCTGCAGTGTGGCTTCCACTATTGCGTGACCCGCAGCGGCATCACCGAGACGCGGGATCATCAAACTGTTGGCGCTCACCTTGGTCAGTACGACGAGACCTCGGTGGGCGTTGGCATTTTGGGCTGGGACGGTAAGCACCCCGACACCTTCGATCCACTTGCCAAGGCAAACTTCCTGACCCTCATGCAAATGCTGGCTCGGGAGTACCCCCACGCGACCATTCATGCCGCCCCCGAGTTTCTAGCGACGAAGGGGGGATACGAACCCCTCATCGAACTAGCAACGGAGGCAAATGAACATGTCAGGAAATCATGAAGAGTCTCACTTCATGTATCACGACGCCTGTGGAGACTGCGGGTCATCTGATGCCCTAGCGGTATATTCCGACGGAGGCACGACATGCTTCAGTTGCGGAAAGACCCGCAAGCAGGACAGACCCATTGAACGGAAGGAGAGTAAGCACATGACGAAAGAATTTCTCACAGGCGAGTTCCGCTCGCTCCCCTCCCGTAAACTCACCGAAGATACCTGCCGCAAGTTCGGCTATCTCTGCACCACGACCGGCGAACCCCTGCAGGTCGCCTCGTACCGCAAGGACGGGGACATCGTTGCCCAGAAGGTTCGCGGCAAAGACAAAAAGTTCCGCACCATCGGCAACCCCAACCACGCGGGCTTCTACGGCCAGCACCTGTTCCGCGAGGGCGGCAAGATGTTGGTGATCACCGAAGGCGAAGTTGATGCCCTATCAGCCTATCAGGCAATGGGCAGCAAGTGGCCCTGCGTGTCGCTCCCCTCGGGCGCTCAGGGTGCCGCCAAGGTGATCCAGCAGGAACTCACTTGGCTCGAATCCTTCGACAAGATCGTGCTGGCCTTCGACATGGATGACGCTGGCCGCGAGGCTGTGCAGACCGTGGCTCCCCTACTGGAACCCGGCAAGGTGTTCGTCGCTGACCTCCCGGCGAAGGATGCCAACGAGGCCATTGTCAACGGTAAGTCCAAGGAACTCGTGCAGTGCTTTTGGGATGCCCACCCGTACCGCCCTGACGGCGTCATCGATGCCGCTGATCTGTGGGACGAAGTGACCAAGGTGGAGAACTTCGAGACGATCCCATACCCGTGGGAGGGTCTGAACAAGATGACCCACGGGATGCGCAAGGGCGAACTGGTCACGATCACTAGCGGATCAGGCATGGGCAAGTCTCAGGTTACCCGCGAGATCATGTACCACCTGCTGAGTAACGGCGAGAAGGTCGGCGGTCTGTTCCTTGAAGAGTCCGTCAAGCGTACCGCGCTGGGCCTCATGGGGACGCACTGTAACCTGCCGCTGCATATCCACGGCACCGACATCGATGAGGACACCAAGCGTGAAGCCTTCGACGCCACCTGTGGCACCGGACGGTTGATGCTCTACGACCACTTCGGTTCCTCGGACGTGGACAACATCATCGACAAGATCAAGTTCATGGCCTCGAACGGCTGCGGCTGGATCGTGTTGGACCACGTTTCGCTCGTGGTTTCAGGCACAGAGACGAATGATGAACGCAAATTAATTGACCTTTTGATGACTCGACTTCGGACCACCGTGTCCCGGTTCGACATCGGCATGATCGTTGTGTCCCATTTGAAGCGGCCTGAAGGCATTGCCCACGAGAACGGCGGCATGGTCACACTGGCTCAACTGCGTGGCTCCGCTGCCATCGCCCAACTCAGCGACATGTGCCTCGGACTAGAGCGTGACCAGCAAGCGGAAGACCCCGCTGAACGGCACCGCACCAAGGTCCGCATCCTGAAGAATAGGTACGCCGGTCTGACGGGCGTGACCTGTGAACTGACCTACAACCCCACCACCGGGCGGCTCGCGGAATTTATTTCCGGCGATACGCCAACCCAAACCCAATCGTTCGATGATCCGTCCAACGATGATTTTTAGAAGGAGTAGAAATCTATGTCCCCCGAAACCTCACGCCTCCTGAAGTTCATGCGCAAGCAAGGCTCCGTATCCGCTCGTGAAGCGATGCTAGACCTCAACATCGGTAGCGCCACCAAGGCCGTACACCGGCTGCGCGAAGCTGGCTTCGACGTACAGACGCACACCCGGACCCACCCTGTGACCGGACAGTCATACGCCCGCTACTACCTCATCGAGAAATAAGGATCGACTACTCATGAAAACAGTCATCGCGGCGCTCACCGCACTCTTCGGCCTACTGTTCATTGGTTCGTATGTAGCCACCGCAGCAACCCCATATCAAGGAGCGAATACTAATGAAGTATGTCTATCAGACTGAAAGTATGGATGCGCTGCGGCTAACTTTCGAGCAGATGTTGGAAGAGATCGACCGCCTAAACGAGGAGCTGGGCCGCGCCGACGAGGCAAACCTCGAACTCTACGACGAGGCGAACGAACTCGAAGCCGCATTAGACCGCCTCCGAGAAACTTATGAACAAGACATGTTCGACGCAGCAGAGGACTACCTCGATCTGGAACGGTCCTACAACGTCCTCTCAGACCAGTACGTCGATCTCTACGACCACCTGCTCGATGAAGACTCCATCGGCACGATTCCCTTCAGCCGATAGTCCCCCTAACGCGATAAACCCAGCGAGGTAAACATGCACTCATACATCTTCGACATCGAAACCCGTGGACTTCTCGACGGGCTGTCTAAACCAGACGACCTGTTCATCATCACGGCTATCAACCTCGACACCGGGGAACGTCTTGCCGCTCGACCACACGAGTGTGAGGCGCTGGCCCGAAAGTTGTATGAAGCAAAGTCCCTCATTGGACACAACATCTTCTCCTTCGACCTACCGGCCCTGCAGAAATGCTTGGGCTGGTGGGATCGACTGGAAGACCCTCGCGACGTGGACACCATGATCAACACCCGTGTGATCTGGAGCCACCTCAAGGAGTTGGACTTCCGCGCTCTTGAAGGCAACCCAAACTACATCCCGAAGAACCTCATCGGTTCGCACTCCCTGAAGGCTTGGGGTCTCCGCATTGGAGTTCTCAAGCAGGACTACGAAGGCGACTTTCACGCCTTCAACGAGGAAATGTTTGAGTACGCCAAGCAAGACGTAGAAACCACGCTGGCCCTGCACGAACACTGCATGGCCCAGAATTACGCTGAACAAGCGTTAGACTTGGAGCAGGCCGTCGCCCGCCTGATGGCGAGGCAGGAACGGACTGGCTTTTGTTTCGATGAACAATCCGCCGAAAAATTGTTGCGGGACTTGATGGCTGAACAGGCCGAAGTCCACGAACGCCTCCAAGCAGCTTTCCCCCCGTGGGAAATCCAGACGCCCTTCCTTCCCAAGGCGAACAACAAAACCCGTGGCTACGTCAAGGGTGAGTGGACCTACAAGGTGAAGGAAGTCGTCTTCAATCCGTCCAGCCGTGACCATATCGCAGATCGCCTTATGACCCTGAACGGCTGGAAGCCCAAAGAGATGACCGCCAGCGGCAAGCCGAAGGTGGATGAAACCATCCTCGAAGCGCTGCCCTACCCTGAAGCCAAGCTACTCGCATTGAACTTCACGCTGGACAAGCGCCTCGGACAACTCGCCAACGGCCCTCAGGCTTGGCTCAAAAAGGTAAAAGAAAATGGAAAAATCCACGGGCGAGTCATCACTAACGGGGCCGTCACCGGAAGAGCGACCCATTCTCAGCCAAACCTCGGGCAGGTTCCCGGCAATCGTGCGCCGTTTGGCGAGCGTTGTCGCAGCCTGTTTGTGGCCCCTGCTGATCGGGTACTGGTGGGTTCTGATGCTAGTGGCTTGGAACTCCGTTGTTTAGCCCACTTCTGCGCTCGTTATGACGAAGGGCAGTACGCAGATGTTGTTCTCAACGGCGACATCCACACCGTGAACCAAAAAGCGGCAGGGCTACCTACGCGAGATAATGCCAAAACTTTTATCTACGCCCTCCTGTACGGGAGTGGTTCCGCCAAGCTCGGGTCGATCATCGGCAAGGGCGCAAAGGCGGGGCAGCAACTCAAGGACACGTTCTTTGAGAAGACCCCCGGCATCGCCAAGCTGGCCCAAGTTGTATCCACCCGCGCCAAGCGGGACGGCTTCCTCAAGGGCCTCGACGGACGCCTCCTACACATCCGCTCGGACCACGCAGCGCTGAACACTCTACTTCAGTCTGCCGGTGCATTGGTGTGCAAGCAGTGGCTCCTCGAAATGGACAAGCTGTTCAAGGAGCGGAAGCTCGACGTTCAGTTCCACGCTTGGGTGCACGACGAGGTCCAACTGTCCTGCCCTCCCGATGAAGCCCAAGCAGTAGGTCAAGCCTGTCAGGACGCCATGCGCGTTGTTCAGGATCACTTCCAGTTCCGTTGTCAACTCGACACCGACTTCAACGTCGGAAAGTCATGGTCGGAGACTCACTAATGAAACCCTCATGTTCAAACTGCGTCCACTGGAGGGTCCACCGTGTGGTGGGTTCCCGGTGTCAGCGCTACCCCTCACCCGTAACCACCCCCGGAGATTATATCTGTGGCGAATACAAGGGCGGATCAACGCCTTCAGAAGCGGCTGAAAAAGAAGCAAGCCAAGGAACAGCAACGCCTAAAGCGGGAGCAGCGGCTCCTGTACCAGCCAAACGTCGAGCCAAAGCCAAGGGAACATCAAGCCCCGCTGCAGGCAAAAACGGAAGGCCAACTAAAGCTGATCCGGGCAATCAAAAGTAGCCCACAGGTAGTCGTTAGCGGACCCGCAGGTACAGGCAAGTCCTACATCCCTGCGGTCCTAGCCGCTGACTGGCTCCGCGACGGTATCGTAAAGAAGATCGTCCTGTGCCGTCCTATGGTTTCCGTGGGGCGGTCTATGGGTTTTCTCCCCGGCGACCAGCTAGAGAAAACCATGCCGTGGATGATCCCCCTGATCGAACCACTGAATGCACGGCTCGGAAAATCCTACGTCGAGCATGCAATCAAGACAGGAAAAATTGAGGTCGCTCCGCTCGAAACGATGCGGGGCCGCACCTTCAAAGACGCCTTTGTCATCCTCGATGAAGCTCAGAATTGTGACATCGAAGAACTCAAGATGTTGGTTACCCGGATCGGGGAAGAAACCAGACTCGTCATCGACGGGGACATCGCCCAAGCCGACCGCACAGATAGCGGTCTCTCCCAACTCATCCGCATCGCTGAGAAGTACGACATTGGCTGTGAGCCGGTGGAGTTAAGCCTCGATGATGTAGTGCGCTCTGGCATCACTAAGCAGTGGCTGATCGCCTTTCACAAGGAGAACTTGTAATGAATGTAACAATCATTGGCCGCAAGAACTGCCAGTGGTGCCGCAAGGCTCGCAAGCTCGCACGAGAAATCAAAGCGGATCATGTGGACTACAAAGACCTCGAAGCCCCAGCCAACGCACCGCTACGCCGCTGGTTCGAGATGGAGAAGATCAAGACTGTTCCGCAAATCTTTGTGGATGGGAAGATCATCGGCGGTTATGAGGAGTTCGAGAAATATGTACGCAGAGTTGATTGACTCGATGGGCGACGATCTGACCGTAGTGAATGCGGCTCGGGTATCATTCGCCAAGCAGGTCGATGAGTGCGGTGAGCGCGACACGAAGCTCATCAAGTATCTTGCCAAGCACAATCACTGGACCCCGTTCAGCCACGTCACGGCAACATTCCGGGTCGTAGCTCCAATCTTCGTTGCACGGCAACTGTTCAAGCATGTCGTAGGTCTCACGACCAACGAAGTGAGCCGCCGCTACGTTAGCGATACCCCCCCGGCATACGTGCCTGAGGCGTGGAGGAACAAGCCGGAAAATGCCAAGCAAGGCTCTGATGGCATCCACCCACAACAACAGGCCGTGCAGGATACCTACATCCGCAGCGTCCAGTCCGCTCTCACGGCTTACGAAGAGATGGTCGAACTCGGCGTTGCCCCTGAACAGGCCCGTATGGTTCTCCCGCAGTCGGCGATGACGGAGTGGTACTGGACTGGCTCGATGGCTGCGTTCGCTCGCGTCTGTAACCAGCGGATCAGCAAGGATGCGCAAGCCGAGACAGGCATCATCGCACGAGACATCTACCGCCAACTCTCCGGGGTGGCTCCAGTGTCGTGGGCGGTGCTGACTGAAGAGTGCATTGATGACTGAGCAGCCCGACCTATTCGGGCATTCTCATTCCTGCAAGGGGGATGATCGCGCTATCAGCGAAGCATACAGGAAGATGATCGAACGCCCGTTCAAAGAGAAAGCCAGATACCTGAAGGGACGTGCCAAAAAAGCTGGCATCCCCTTCGACCTCTCAGAGGAATATCTGATTTCGATTTGGACGGGCTTTTGTCCTGTGTTTGAAACTGAATTGCGCAAGCCCTTTGACCGCAATGGAAAGCCCCACCCCGACCCCATGTGTAAACACCAGCCATCTTTGGATCGAATTATTCCTGCTAAGGGGTATGTCCCCGGAAACGTAATATGGATCAGTATGATGGCTAACACGATCAAAAATAGTGCCACGGCCAACGAAGTGCTGGCGGTTGGCTATTGGCTGAAAGGAGTAGAAGCAGATGACTGATACAGTCCTAATCGACGCAGACATCACCGCCTATCAGGTGTGTTCCCAAGCTGAAATAGAATGGGAATGGCACGACGATATTTGGACCCTGCACTCGGACTTTAACGAAGTGAAGGTCAAGTTCTCCGAGGCCATCCACGCCATCATCGAGGCCACCGAGGCAGGCAACGCTGTTCTAGCCTTCACTGGTCGCAACAACTTCCGCAAGTCTGTCCTAGAGACCTACAAAGGCAACCGTGCTGGCATCCGTAAGCCCATGCACCTCGGTCGCCTCAAGGAGTGGGCCAAGGAACGGTTTGAGGTCCACATGATCGACGGCCTTGAGGGCGACGACATCCTCGGGATCATGGCGACTAACTCTCCCAAGTCCTTCATCTATTCCGCCGACAAAGACATGAAGACGATCCCAGCGAGGCTGTGGTCGAACGACGAGCGCTTTGTCTACGACAACGTAGAGGAAGTGGCCGACTGGTGGTTCATGTTCCAGACCCTCACGGGCGACACCACTGACGGCTACAAGGGCTGTCCCACCGTTGGCCCCAAGAAGGCAGCGGACATCCTCGGCCCCGTGGGCAATCTCACCGTCGATGAACTCTGGCCCCGTGTGGTTCGCGCCTACGAAGCCAAAGACCTGACTGAGGCAGATGCCCTGCAGCAGGCGAGGTGCGCCCGCATCCTCCGCAACACCGACTTCAACCATGCAGAAGGAGTAACACTATGGACACCGCCGACATCATAAAGCAGCCGCCCCACTACACTCAGTACGAAATCGAACCTGTGACCTTCATCATGGTCAACCGGCTGTCGTTTGAGGTCGGGAATATGGTGAAATACGCCTGTCGAGCAGGGGACAAGATTTACCCCGGCATGGACTACAACCAGTCCCGCATCACCGACCTAGAAAAGGTACGCCGTTACGCAGAGATGGAGATCAACCGGATCAAGGGCGAGGATATTCTGTGATGGATAGCGCTCAAATTTTCACGCTGGCCCTGATCGGGCTGGCGTTCTTCCTCGTGATCTGGGGACTCGCCAATTCATGATGATGGACATCTTAAAACTGGCCGCAATGGCAGGCCTGATCGCGCCCTTTGTGATTGTCGGCACAGGCGTGTTCTTCGGTCTCACCCTTGCCATTTCCCAGATGATGCTCGGCATGGTCTTGGGGATGGTTGAACTTTTCAACGGAACGGAGCCAGACGAATGATCAACCCTAACGGCACCCCTGTGGTCTCCCGACACTTCGCAGCGGTCAAGGCATTCACTGAAGCCTTCGGCCAGCCTGTCGGAAAAGACATTACCTCCATTGATAACGGCGACCTCCTAGAGATGCGGATGGCGCTGATCGATGAAGAGGTGGAGGAACTTTTCCGAGAACTCCCAGTGTACGTGGGGCTTGAGG